AAAAACGGTATTGTCCCCATCATGGGACGAGTGACAATCAACGGGACTGTGGCGCAGTTCAGTTGCAAGCAGAGTGTCCCGAAGACGCTTTGGGACATCAAGGGCAACCGAGCCAAAGGCAAGAGCAAGGAGGCACGGGACATCAATTTAGCTTTGGACAACATCAAGGCGCAAATCATCAAACACTACCAGCGCATATCCGACCGTGAAGCGTTCGTGACTGCGGAAATGGTGCGCAATGCCTATCAGGGTATCGGCAACGAGTACGAGACACTGCTAAAAGCGTTCGACCGTGAGAACGAGGTTTTCAAGAAGCGTGTCGGCAAGGACAGAGTAATGGCAACCTACCGTTCACGGGTAGTGGCAAGAAACCATGTGGCAGCATTCATCAAGTCTTTCTACAGACGGGCTGATATGTCCATGCTCGAACTTACGCCCGACTTCATCAAGGAGTTTGCCGCCTACCTCTCAACGGAAGCAGGACTGCGCAACGGGACGATATGGGAAAAGTGTATGTGGCTGAAAGGTGTAGTTATGCGTGCGCACTTCAACGGACTGATACCGAGAAACCCGTTTGCCCAATTCCACATCAGCCCGAATGTAAAGGAGCGTGAATACCTGACGGAAGACGAACTGAAAGCGTTAATGACGCACGAGTTCGGGGATACCAAACTGTCCTATATCCGTGATATTTTCGTTTTCGCCAGTTTCACCGCCCTCTCTTTCGTGGACATCAAGGAACTGACCAATGACAACATCGTGGAAGTGAACGGTGAGAAGTGGATATTATCGAAACGGCACAAGACGAAAGTACCGTTCCAAGTGAAACTGCTGGATATTCCCTTGCAGATAATAGAGCATTACCGCCCCTTGCAGGAGGATAATCTCGTGTTCCCCAACCTCAACTACTGGTCTATCTGCAAACCTCTGAAAAAGGTGATGAAAGAGTGCGGGATAACAAAAGACATCTCGTTCCATTGCTCAAGACATGGGTTCGCGACCCTTGCTTTGAGTATGGGTATGCCGATTGAGAGCGTGAGCCGTGTTTTGGGACACACGAACATAGTCACGACCCAAATCTACGCCAAAATCACAACGCAGAAGTTGGACAACGACCTTACCATGTTAGGCAACAGGCTGAACCAATCGTTTAACAACGTATCAATGGCAGGACAATGAAAAGGAATGTAATCGAAATCACAGAACACGGTACGATAACTATACCGAGTGAAACGATATGGATGAGCGAAGCGGAACTTGTCAGCCTGTTCGGTGTTATCGCTCCATCCGTCCGTGCAGCAATCAAAGCAGTCTATAAAAGCGGAATACTGAAAGAGTATGAGGTGCAACGGTATATCCACCTATCGGACAAAATCGGTGTGGAGGTTTATAGCCTTGAAATGGTTGTCGCTCTCGCTTTCCGTATTAACTCATACGGAGCGGAACGAGTACGGAATGCCGTAATTGAAAAGTTGTACTTGCGAAAAGAGAAAACAAGCATCTTCTTTTCGCTGGGTAATTGTATAAAATCATCTGAATATCAAGCATGAAGTGTATTGGAAGTAATGAAACCGATGCGTATTCCCATTGCCGACGATGTATCCATATACATAATTGAGTAGGCGTTTTGCTATTCATTTATACGGATTCGATAATCCCGAAGAAACAACCGTCATAGAGGGGTGCTTCTTCGGGATTTTTTATGGTTATGTTCTCCGATATACTGCAAGTTTTTCATACCGTGTGTTTTTTGCTCCGTTCTGCAGTGATTTGCGTATCAAGGTTTTAAGCAGCTCACTCTAACTTTGCATACGATTATTTATCAACCGTTTAAGCGTATGAACTATGAGTAAACCAGACATCAGCAAGGAGGAGTTTATCCGGGTGGGTACGACCCTCTACAAGTTAGTGAACCAGCCCCGACTGAACGGTGGCTATGTGAAGAAACGCATCGTGTGGAACAACGAGACCCTACGGCAGGACTACGGCAAGCACTTTCTCGCCACCGTCCCCAAGTATGACGGCTTCTGCACAGTTCCCGACCATGTGAATTACCGTCCGATAGTGGACAAGTTCCTGAACCTCTATGAACCTATAGACCACAAACCGATGAAGGGTAATTTCCCCTCTATATGTTCGTTAGTAAAGCACATCTTCGGGGAACAATACGAGTTGGGCATGGACTACCTGCAACTGCTCTACCTGCAACCCATTCAAAAGTTGCCAATCCTGCTGTTGGTGTCGGAAGAACGCAACACTGGCAAAAGTACGTTCCTGAACTTTCTGAAAGCCCTGTTTCAGAACAACGTGACATTCAACACCAACGAGGACTTCCGCAGCCAGTTCAATTCCGACTGGGCTGGCAAGCTGCTTATCGTGGTGGATGAGGTGTTGTTAAGTCGTAGGGAGGACAGCGAGCGGTTGAAGAACCTCAGTACCACGTTATCCTACAAGGTGGAAGCCAAAGGCAAAGACCGTGATGAAATAGCGTTCTTCGCCAAGTTCGTATTATGTTCCAACAACGAGTATCTGCCCGTCATCATAGACGCAGAGGAAACACGCTATTGGGTACGCAAGATAGACCGCTTGCAGTCGGACGATACCGACTTCCTGCAAAAACTGAAAACGGAAATTCCTGCTTTCCTCTACCATTTGCAGCACAGGCAGCTCTCCACCGAAAAAGAGAGTCGTATGTGGTTTGCACCACCACTTCTGCATACCGAAGCCTTGCAGAAGATAATCCGCAGCAACCGCAACAGATTGGAGATTGAGATGTGCGAACTTATACTTGACATTATGGTAAGCACGGGTATCGACTCTTTCTCTTTTTGCTGCAATGACATTCTCACGCTGTTGGCAAACACATATGTCAAGGCGGAGAAATACCAAGTAAGAAAGGTATTGCAGGAGTGCTGGAAGCTCACACCTGCACCGAACGGACTTACATACACCACCTACCAACTGAACTACAATCGGGAGTGTCGGTATGAGCCGATAAGGAGAGTGGGACGCTTCTATACCGTCACAAGGCAGCAGCTTGAAACGCTGTAAATCCATTGTCTTTTTGTTGAATTGTTGAATAAGGATATAACCATACTGATAATAAACAATATACACTCTCAACAAAATCTCAACAGACCAAAAGAGAAGTTGAGTCATAAAGCCACGAGCGATTGTCTGTTTCTCTTTTGGCGAGTGGTTTGTTGAGCGGATGTTGAGAATATATCTATTTGGATATAAGTATCTTACATATACCATTCAACGAATCAACGATTTTCATTCACCATTAAAACCATAGGAAGATTATGACTACACAGGAAGCGAAGAAGATACATATCGCAGACTATCTGCAAAGTTTGGGCTACAACCCCGTCAAGCAGCAGGGCAAAAGCCTTTGGTACAAATCACCGTTCAGGGAGGAAACGGAAGCATCGTTCAAGGTGAACACCGAACTCAACCAATGGTACGACTTCGGAACAGGCAAGGGCGGCAACATCATCGCTTTGGCGCAGGAGCTTTACGGTTCGGACTATGTGCCTTACCTGCTTGGCAAGATAGCGGAACAAGCACCGCACGTCCGTCCCGTGTCTTTCTCTTTTCGCCAGCAGGCATCCGAACCGAGTTTCCAACATTTGGAAGTGAGAGAACTCACGCACCCTGCATTGCTCCGTTACTTGCAGGAGTGTGGAATAAACACCGCATTGGCGCAAGCGGAATGTAAGGAACTGCACTTCGTCCACAACGGTAAACCTTATTTCGCCATAGGGTTCCCGAATGTGGCAGGAGGCTATGAAGTGCGCAACCGTTTCTTCAAGGGCTGTATCGCCCCGAAGGACATCAGCCATATCCGACAGTCGGGAGAGCCGAGAGAGAAATGCCTCGTGTTTGAGGGGATGACGGACTATCTTTCATTCCTCACCTTGCGGATGAAGAACTGCCCGACCATGCCCAACCTTGACAGGCAGGATTACGTTATTCTCAATTCCGTTTCCAACGTATCCAAAGCCATAGACGTGCTGCACGGGTACGAGCGCATACACAGTCTGCTCGACAATGACGAGGCAGGACGGAAAGCGTATTGGGAACTGGCAGGAGAGTTTGCCGGACGTATCAGGGACTTCTCCCAAAACTACAACGGGTACAAAGACCTGAACGACTACCTGTGCGGTAAGC